CCTCGGCCCGGGAAGGTTCCACTTTTGTTTTTAATAATGCCACCAGGATCAGACCCCCGACCCAAATAGCAAGTATGGTATAAAATGGAGCCATGGCTGAACCGTAATTTTCTACCGGATATATTTTTCAAAAATTCCCAAAGACAAAAAAGTTACAACCCCATCCTTATCTTGAAATTCCATCTCTATAGGTTTTGAAGATAAAAACAACATATGAACTGAAATTTTTCCCTCTGCACCTATAAATTTTTTCATCTTTTCTGGTTCTGATAAGACTAAATCATACCTTCTACGACAATGGTCATAGTATCCTTCTTTTTCAAATATTTTAGTATAATCTGTAACCATTCCACTTGAATTTAATGAATCCGAAAAATACTTTGACTCAATCAAAAATAATTCTTTTACATTTGCATCATAATACACAATATCAAAGTCCCCATAATTGATATCTCGTTCACCAAAAATCCGATAATATTGAACATCCTTGTAGTCCACTTTCGGATTATAGTATATGTTTAATATCTCCCGTGCTCGATCTACCAAAATATCTGACAATTCCTTATTTCGTTTTTCCATCCCTCTTGTTAAGTAATCTGATTTATTGGGATTTGTATAGCACATTCCTCCATTACTAGAATACGAAACCCACAACTGCTTTGCCTGCTCTAATGCTCCATACGCAATCAAGACATTACCATCATCCAGACCAATAAATGGTCTAAGTTCATGTCGATATTTGTTAGTTCCAATAAGCCAAATTATTTCTTCATTTTTCCGAAGATGTTTTTTTATCTTATCTTTCGTTAATACGAAGCTCTCATAAAAAGCTTGACCGTCTTTTATTTTAGGGGTTGTATAACTCTCTACCGAGGCAATGAAGTCTTCTTTAGAAATCACAGTTAATGATTTGTCATCGCCACGGAGTTGATATTTATGGAAATTGCTTATTGCTGCTAGAAAAAGTAAAAACTGTACTTTGTTTTCTGCAAAAAATCCTTTACCGAATTCCGTATTATTTGCATCCGTAGTTAACGGTACATCTACCAATATATTTTGGTTGCCTACAATAGCAGTATTAAAATAAATATAGGGATGATACTTTAATACTTCTGCTGGCATATCTCTTCCTTGGAATATTTCCAATCCATAGAATGTATTTTCTTCGCCAATAGTCTTTGACAACATCAGTAATGAAATTGCACGAGAAGCAAAACCATACAAATACAAATCTATTATTAACGAATAATCCATGACAAACTCTTTTTGCACGTTTAAATTTTTGATATCTAAATCATGTTGATACAATACGCAATTTTCAATCCAAATATTGCAGGCATCAATTATATTTCGTTCGATATTTTTATTGTTTTCAAACACATCTACTATAGCTTCACTGTCAATATTCGTTTCAACCAGTTTCGCCCGTGCTTCCTTTTCTTTTAAATAAACAGAATGTACTTCATCAAATATATAATACAGTTTCAGAAAAATCCCGTATGTATTTTCCGCCTTTAGACGAGTCACCATGTCATTCTGTATTGTCGAAGTAATATTCATAAGAATATTTAGAGCCTCTTCTCTATCCTCAATTTTTCTTATCTCTTTTCCAAAGAAAAATTCATATCTTTTTCGAAGTTCTTTGCGCGGTATTCTCATGCCATCCCAAAATGACCTATTTTGAAACATTATCATATTCTTCCTCACACTCTTCTATTACCTATACTAATTTTCTCTCCATATGCCAACACAAAAGCCAGTTCATATACAACACCCATTGCTTCCGCAATCATCATCCGTTGCCGTTCTAAAAATGATACAATGTAATGAATAACCTTTTAACGATGCACCCGTCAACGCCTTAGTGGTTGCACTACTTAACGATGCCATGTTCAAATGCACACGGCTGTAACGATTGGGTGCTAGAGCCACTGCTGCACTTATGAACATGTCCTCCTTCAACAATTAACGCATAACAAGTTTCAATAAGTCATCAATATCCCACAGTGCCATTAGATTTTTGCGTTCTTCTGCAAATTTCCTTGCATCTCTCGTAAATTTTGAAGATGTCACAATTACTGATTGGTTTGCTTGCGTAGCCGTTTGAACTCCATACACGCTTCTAACCACGCTTACATCCACTTTATGATTTTCTCCCCAATGCTTGCACTCAACAATTAATGTATATGGAATCGGCTCAGCTTTTGTTACAATAATATCCTGTCCACCATCTCGTGTTGCTTGTGTTATTTTTACGCTAAATCCCAGCTTTTGAAATATATCTGCGACAAAAAACTCAAAGTCTCTTGGTGACATATTTTTAATTTGCTCTCTGTGATATTCTAATATAGATTCTGCTTTCTCATATTCTTCGTAGGCTTCATCACAATAGTCATAATCAAATTCATACTCTATTTCCACTGTTGGTTCGCTCACGAATTCTCCTCCATGACATTCGCAATCCGAGAAATTAAACGCTCCGACAGGATATTCATAACCTCTAATGTTAAAATCTATCCATGAATTACATTTTACGCAGCATATTTCCCCACAGAAGTTGTATTCGATTTCTTCTCCCATGGATCTCTCATATACTGAAGTATCACATTCCAAGCTATCGGCATCAACCATTGTCACATGATTACATTTATTACATTTTATATAAAAGTCATTTGGTACGTGCATCATACTATCCATCATCCTCCATCATTATTCTTACTTCGGACATATCCTCGGCAGTTCCAATAAATGCTGACCGATTTTCTCAGCATCAAATAGGTATGCCCCACAGATAAAACGCAGTCCGTCTGAGGTCAGCAAGCGACTATTATTCCTGTCACGGTAGAGCTGCTCATAATCATCTAATTGTTTTTTCGTTATTGGTGCCATCTGCTACCACTGCCTTATTCGATGCTCCTTGATTACTGAATATGTTTTTTATACCAAGAAACCAAATCTGTCCGATTCCCTTCAAACCATTGAGTTGTTATGAAAATATCTTTTCCCATAAAAGTCAGTGATTTTTTTCGATACCTTATGTATTTACTATTTCCTTTATTTGCGTCTCGACTGTCTGCAATAATAGGATAATCCGTATGGTTAAACAGCTGTTTGGTGTATTCCTTAGTTTTCAACATCTCTATTTCATCTTCTAAAATTGCATCTATTTCAATTAAATACTTAAATAACTCAAATGCTAATTTACCGACAGTGAGGTTTACATATGTTGATTCATCATTTATTTCAAACTTAGGTTTACCTGTCTTCTCCTGCACCAAAAAACGAATATCCTGTGAATCCATTTTGCATAATTCGGCTATCACCCGTATTGTGCTTAATTTTTCCTGACTGCTTTTATTTGTTTCAACGTAGGCATCCGCACCAATTTTATATGGTTTTCTCAGTTTCTCCTCTGACTCACTGAACCATGTAAAATTGCCATTATGGTACATAGTTGGATCCATGTCATAAAGCATCTCGTGTATTACCTTATAAGCTGCAGTTACATCAGAAGTATTGATGACGCTTTCCATTATTGTTACTTGAACAATTTTTTTATTGGTAACATCTGCTTCTTCATCCCAATCAAACCATTCTTCACTGTCTGTGCTGTCAGGCATTTGTACATCTGGTAGCCACCATAGTTTAATGGCTTTTTTAAAAAGAATTCTTGCTCTGTTAATAATTTCAGCTTGACTCCATGATTCGCACTGTTTAATATAGTCATTCAGAGAAAGTTTGCTGGATTTAAAGCCCTTTTCAGGCATAGCTTTTTTCACTTTAAAAGGTGAATTGCTGTAGTCGCTATTGTAGGCAGTTAATGTCAAATTACCAATAGTATCTTTGTATTTTGAATGTACAAGTTCCCATTTTTCACCAATCATATCTTTCCAATCGTCCGTAAGTGTCTGTGGCATGATATGCTCAATAGTCAATGTGCCGTCATTAATCAGCTGCTCAACTGCCACCAATTCCCGGTTTCCATAGTTCTCTAATCTTTCCAGTATATATTTCTTTATAGCAGCTTTGGCATTATACAAATCATAGACCATAAACTTGTCCTCAAAATCATGATCGTTTGGATATCTGCTTTTTCCAGATCTTTTTAGTATTTCATACTTGAAAGCATCATAATAGGACATACCATCATCCTCAATATCATTATCAATCTCTGCTCCTAACTGAACAAACACTTTATTCAATGCATTAGTAGGAAGATCACATATTTCTCGGCGCACGATATAATTTTCAATTATTTCAAAAGAACTGCACATTTCATCATCCGAAATATAACCCTCAGCATTTGCCTTAAACAAATCCATAATTAACGGAACGCAAGTTTTAATTTCCATTTTATTTATACGGGCTAAAGTGCCGGAATAAGGTTTCTTTTTCTTTTCTGGATTACCGATAATATTGTAGTAATTCGCAAATTCAATCATATCAATGATTATAGTTTCGATGGATTTCTTACTGGACTCTTGATAATATTTAAATTCAAAATATAACTTCTTCTCATCAGATAGTTTTCTTGTTTTTACAGCTAAATAATAACGAATAAACTTGTTCATTTCACTTCTTGTAACAATGCTTTCCAATGGCTCCCAGTATTTCTTATAGAATCTTTCCTGCTCAGATGCCTGCATTCTCATAAGAACAAAATTTCTGATTTTATCTGCTGGCTCCAAATCCAGCCCAGTTGAATTAAGACTCTCAAAAATAAGTTGAGGGTCATCTCCATTTTGTGGTTGCAAACTGATGCTTACTATGACTAATTTGGTAATTGCACTATCCAAGCCTTCAATTTCAGTTGGATTCATTTTACCTATTTCGTTGTAAAAATAATTATAGTTGGCTGTAACGCTTGTATTTTCTATCGGAGTTTTATTCTCGATAAGATTGTCATAAGCTTCATCATCGCCTTGCACTAATTTCAATTTCAATTTTTTAGCATTATTAGAATATTCGTCTGTCAAATAGGCATTCGTTATCTTATTAGGATTTACATTAATACTCAATTCTGGATGTACGGTAACATAATTTCTCAATGCAAGTAACAGCAATGACACAGTAGTAATTCTCTGCTGTCCATCTATAATTGTATGTTCCTCGCACACACCATTATTTTGTGAAACAAATACTATTGAACCAAAGAAGTGTGATTCATAGTTATATGTATACACATCCCTAAGGTCCTTCAGTAATTGAACGCAGTTTTCCTTCTTCCAACTATAAGGGCGCTGGTAAACTGGAATGATAAATTTCTTATCTGTTCCACCGATAAATCTAAGTATGTTATTCTCATTAGCTTTCATATCTCAACTCCAATTATTCAGATTTTTTCACATAGGTTAATTCTATATCATACCCCAGTGCTTCCATTATCTGCACAAAGGTCTTATTGACCACACCGTCCTGCTTTTTAATAATCCGATTGACATAGGACTTCGTGGTATTAATGTCCTCGGCAATTTGTGCTTGGGTGGTGCCCTGCTCTATGCATTTTACTTTTACATCCAATTCAATATTGTTCTTTATCATGCTGTACCACCTCTTCAAAATTCATCCATCTACTAATTCCACAAATCAGATAATTAATTGTACAACAATTTAGCCGTGCTTTCAATCATTCCAAGTGTGAATTTACAAAGTAGCCAAAACAAAAACACCCTACATTCCTGCAAGGTGTCCGTGTATCTCTGAACATTATTATACTGTTATCTCCGTTCCTTTCTTAAATGTAACAATCGACTTTTATCCTTATGGTGCACTTGACCATACCGCCCCCACTTCCCAGCATCGAATTCTGTGGCTAAATCATTCTTATATCTCAATTTCCACTTCAACTCCTGCTTTAAACTCCACCACAATTTTCTCATCAAACACCGTAATCTTTTCAATGAGCCGTCTGACCAACTGTTCATCGTATTCAGTGACTTCCATAGGTTGTTCCCTCAGGTATTTCATCATATCTTGCACACGCTGTCTGATACCCTCACGTTCAGCATTGTTCACCAGGATATTTCGCTTTTCTTTCCTAATGCGGTCCATTTCTTCGGCTATCGGCTCGTAGTCTTTCTTGGCATTCGCCAGTTTCAGCAGTTCCTTCTGAAGTTCGGTCAACTTTTCGTCAATGGATGCAATTATTTCTTCACTATTACCGCCAAGTGCAGATTCAATATTCGCCTGCAAAAGGGGAAGAAAGGTATCTTTGCTGTTATTCATCTCATTAACCGCTTTTACCACAACCTCCTGGAGCATCTCTTCCTTGACTGTCCTTGCGGAGCAGTCAGGGCCGTCTTTCTCCACCCGGCTGACACAACGCCATACCGTAGATTTGCATCCTCGATTGTTCCATTTAATTCTGCGGAAGATGTCACCACAGTGTCCACAGACCACAAGGCTGGACATTGCATACCGACTGCTGTAAACCCGCTTCTTTTTATCCCCACCGCCGAGGATGTTGGCTCTGCGGATGATTTCTTCCTGTACCTGCATATAAAGGTCACGGGGAATGATGGCCGAGTGACTGTTCTCTACATAATACTGTGGAACGATGCCATTGTTCTTTACTCGTTTTTTAGTAAGGAAATCCACCGTGTAAGTCTTCTGCAATAGGGCATCCCCGATGTACTTCTCGTTCTGCAATATTTTCTTGACCGATTCCGGTCTCCATCTTGCTTTTCTAGCTGCTGTCAGTATCCCATCTGCTTCTAAACTTCTGCCGATTTGGAGAAGACTGCCACCTTCCAGGTATTCACGATAAATTCGCTTTACCAGCTCTGCCTCGTTCGGCTCAATAACTAAATGCCCATTCTCGTCCTTGGTATATCCTAGGAATCGATTATGGTTGACCTGCACCTCGCCGTTCTGGTAGCGGTATTGCAATCCCAGTTTCACATTCTGCGAAAGTGACTGGCTCTCCTGCTGTGCAAGGGATGCCATGATGGTAAGTAACACCTCACCTTTGGAATCCATCGTATTGATGTTTTCCTTCTCGAAGAACACGGGGATATTCTTATCCTTCAGCTGACGGATATATTTCAGACAGTCTAGGGTGTTTCTGGCAAATCGGCTGATAGACTTTGTAATAATCATATCAATGCGGCCTGCCATGCACTCTTCAATCATGCGATTGAACTCTTCACGCTTTTTGGTGTTGGTTCCGGAGATACCATCATCTGCGAATATTCCGGCTAACTCCCACTCGGCATTCTTCTGAATGAATGCGGTGTAATGCTCCACCTGTGCCTCATAGCTGGTAGCCTGCTCATCGCTATCCGTAGAAACACGGCAGTAGGCGGCAACTCTTAGCTTTGGCTTTTCTTCTGTTTTTGCGTTATTTCCCACACGCCGTCTGGCAGGGATAACCGTAATATTTTTAGTTGCTGTCATTGTCTTTCACCTCGCTCTCAATCAAGCCGTATGCATATTCTGCCTGCTTGAATGGATCTTCATATTTCTGCATTACCTTTGGCATATGAAACTGCGTGGAGCATTCCGGCTTTGGTGATTCTTCCAGTTCCCGAACACGCCCCAGTCCCTTTGCTTTCTCCATTCGTTTTTCTTCTACCGCATCGAAAGTTTCCTGGTCAATGATTACCGGATAAAATTCATCCCCAAGGTAGTGACGGTTTCGAAGAAGTCTGCCCACACTGCCGTGGTACATCTTAAGCCCCACCTTGGCGGCAGCAACCGTCAGTGCTGTTCCGCTCAAATAATCCATAAAAATTGCCTGCACATTCGCAGCCTGTTCTTCATCTACTACCGCCTTGCCGTCTACAATACGATAACCGTATGGTGTATGTGCCATTTAGTCCACCAGCCTTTCTTTCAAATTCAGTCCACATTTTAGTTCAAAAGTAACCTCAGTCCTGGAAAGAACAATCACCCTGTCCACAAAGGTAAGAAATAATTCATCTGCATACTCCGTGACCATGTGGTTTTTTGCAGTAAATTGCATCAGTGCTTCCAACTCTTCCACCTTACTGCAGTCACCACTCATAGAATGCATCAGACTGTCCTTTTTCTGCCGGAGCATATCCGCTTCCGTGGTAAGCGCGTTGCTCTCCTTATTGAAAAGAGCAGGTTCCAGGTATCCGCTTGCCATAAGGCCTGTCAGCACCTGTCTCTGCTCCGCATTCTTGTCAAGTTTGGTTTCCAATTCTTCTATCTGTAGGAGCCTTTCCTTATCATTGGTGCCTTTCAGTGCATTCAGCAAAGGGCGAAGCATCGTCTGATGGGAAAAGACCAGCTTATTCATCATGGTAAGAAATGCCGTCTTTAAGGCATCATCTGTAATATATTTCATGGAGCAGGCTTCTACCGTTTCAATGTGACGGGAGCAGCACCATGCTACATAGGCACCGCTCGGCTTGTAATGCATCCTCCGTTTAAAAGTACTACCGCACTCTCCGCACTTGATTCTGCCAGAAAAGCCGTATCTGTTCTGATACTTGGCGGTATCCTTGCAATTTCCTTTTTCCTTTCCACGCTGCTGTAATAATTCATTTGCTTTATTAAAATCCTCATGGCTGATAATCGGCTCATGGTGTCCTTCGCAAAGGTACTGGTCATATTCGCCGTAATTGGTGTGGCGATTAAAATTGCTGTCCGTATAGGTCTTTTGGAAAATCACATCTCCCGTATACTTCTCATTTTTCAATATGGCGTTGATTGCTCCGGGAGTCCAATTCTTTCCCTTTTTCGGTGGAATGCCCTCTGCATTTATCTCTCCGGCAATCGCATGAGTGCTTTTGCCTGCAAGAGTATCTGCAAAGATGCGTTTGACCACTTCTGCCTGTTCCGACACAATTACCATCTCACCATCCACGTTTGCATAGCCGTATGGTGGATAGGAAATAATGAATGTTCCGCTCTTAAACCGATTCTTCACGCTCCACTTGGAATTCTGTGAAATGGATGCCGACTCGCTTTCTGCCAGACCACTTAGAATGGAAAGCATCAATTCACTCTCCATTGATGTGGTGTTGATATTTTCTTTCTCAAAAAACACCGTAATATCCAGTTCCAGAAGTCTTCGCACCATCGTAAGGCAGTCTGTGGTATTTCTTGCAAATCGGCTGATGGACTTGGTAATGATGTAGTCGATCAGTCCACGCTCACAGTCTTTCAGCATGGAAAGCAGCCCTTCACGCTTGGCGGTCTTGGTACCGCTGACACCTTCGTCATAATATAATCCGGCAAATTCCCATTCCGTATTTGCCTTGATATAAGTTTCATAGTGTGCCTTTTGTGTCTCCAGGCTGATGAGCTGTTCATCGCTTGCGGTAGACACTCGGCAGTAGGCTGCGACTCGGATTTTCTTCGCCGTTCCTACACTCTCGTTTTCTTTAATTTTTGTTATCCTTTTCATCAACTCACCTCGCTTTCCGGTAGGTCACATATTACCTCTGAACCCCAGTATTATCAACGGATTCATGGCATAATAGCGGCTAATTTCGGAGAGAATGTTTCACGATTTTTCGCCGTGATTTTATGTAATTCTCCCTCAGAAATCATGCCCTTTTCAAACAGTTTTTTCGTCAACTGCTGGGCAAGCATATAGCCATATTCCTGTTGCATTTCTTCCTCTGTGTATTCGTGTTTCTTCGGAGCAGCGTTCATTTGCTCCGGTGTCAGTTTCGTTACCTGCATGGCAGTTCCTCCAATCCGAAGGACAGATTTGTTTTCTTCTGACTACTGCGGAAATAACAACCCCTATCATCCTTCTACCAATAAGCGAGAATGACCATGTATTCGAACCCCCAAAAAAGCAAAAAAAGAATGCCCACCGGGAATTTACTCCTCGATGGGCATTACCATTTCTTTATTCAGTTATACACGCTTGCAGAAATCCAAGGAAATCCAACCGGCACCACTCTTTAATCTGCCCCAGCCAGCATCAGCACCTTCTCCTTCGCTCTCTTCCACAATGGTAAAAGAACCGATTCCAGTGTACTGCCCGGTTCTGGCATGGTTTGTGCCGGGACCACGGCGTATGTTCAAATTACCAATCGACACTCGCACCATGTATGAACTGAAACCGGATGCCTTGGTATAAACCACATTACCAGATTCATCGAATACAGAATAACCTGCATTCTCATCCGCACACTTCTTCGCATTTGCCAAAATCTTATAAGCACCTTTCTGTGACTTGCTGTCTGCCCATGTCTTACACACACGATACAACACAGCTGTATCGACTGCCGGAGTCTCTGTAGAAGAACCAAGTGCAGCCGTTACCTTTGCCGCCAGGTCACCCAGTCTGGCATACAGCCAATCACCCGGACAGGACTTGTTGGCAAACCAACGGTGTACGGTAAGCACCATCTCATCAGGCTTCGGTGCGTAGCCTAAGGACTTGTCCTTATCTGCAAACCACAGAAGTTTTCTCTTACCGTTTCGTTTGCAGATATCGGTGCAGAGTTTGATAAGGGTTGCATAGACCGCACTGTTCATCGCATAAGGCTCTGCCTTATCACTGGCGCACTCAATCGTGACCGCCCTCTGGTCGTTGGCATTACTTGAAGAACACCAGGAACGATTCTTTTCTTCTACGCACAGGGATACTCGTCCATCAGTGCCGATGCCGTAGTTGCAGCTTGCCTCACGGCCTGCCGGGAAACAATCGCAGATGGTTTCTGCAGAAAGCTGACCCACCACGCAGTGTGGCGTGATGCGGTCAATGGAATGGGTTCTCTGCCCGGAATGGTTCGGGCTGAGTTTGGTGTATGCCACCAGGGAACTGTTTGTGTAAGCCATAATTATTCATCCTCCTTCTCGCTGCGGTCATGCAGCTGTGCTAAAATGTCTTTGAGTTTCACAGGAATAGGCAGTCCTAGGTGTCCGGCATTTTCCAGAAGGGATACACCCTCATTGGAGATGTAGAAAAAGATGATTGCAGTGCGAAGGACACTACCCGTCCCGATAATCTGCACATCCAGAATGTTTGCGATACCGACCAGTATAAAGATAATGACCTTCCGGCAGATGCCACGGAAACCGACCTCGCTAGACAGTTCACGGTAATTGATGGCACACATGACACCCGTGATGTAGTCAAAGACTACAAAAGCAAGCAGTGCATAGAGCAGACCATCGCAGCCACCAAGGAAGTAGCCAAGCCACCCTCCGATGCCTGCAAAAACAAGTTGAATCGTATTCCAGAATTCTTTCATTTGAAATTCCTCCTTTTTAATTTGGGGTATGAAAAAAGCGGCTGCCCGCAGTGGGTAGTCGCCTATTTCTCATTTATTCGTTTCTATTTTGATGTGTCTTATTACACAATCACTTCGCAAAATCTTTGTCTGTTTTATGGCTTCGAATTGAGTGGATATAATACGAAACCTGATTTAACATGGCACTACCGAAAAAGAAGGAGGTCATGCATATGCAGACAAAGAAAATCAAGGTATTATATTCCAACAGACAGACAGGCTCCCGTTCCTATTTCAGCGGCAGTTCCTACAGCCAGATTCCCAAAATACAGATGGAAGGGAAATGGCTGGAAGCTCTCGGTTTTCACGTCGGAGATGCCCTGCAGGTCGATTATGAAGATGGGGATATCCATATCCGCCTCGCCCAAGCCGAGCAGCCTGCCATGATGGTGTGTGAGGACAGTTGCAGCTATGATGGCAAAGCAAAAAAAACAAATGGCAGGTCTAAAACAACGAAGAACAAAAACTGATTGTTCCTTCTACCAAAGCATTGCAGCTGCTCCCAGCTCAGCCATATTGTCATGGAAATTCCCCAAACAAGACTCAGGACACTTCTTCCGTCAGCGTGTAGGTAATCTTCATGGTTTTATCCACGGTCTTTACCACCGCTGACGAAAGATTGTTGATAGAGGCAAGATATGGAGTCAAAAGGTAAATGTTTCGATACTCATTTCCATAACTGCCACCCCATCCAACCAGAAATTCTTTGTATTGGAACAGCGGTGTGGCAGAATCATTCAGCCTGGCGCTGCCCTGTGTATGCACAATGGTATCGTTCGCCAACACCTGAAAATCTCCCGCAATAATAATGTCCCCAATCAACGTCATATACACCTCACAGGTTCCTGCCTCACACAAGGGCTTCCATTTGGATGTAAATCCAAAATCAATCAGTGTCACATCCGCCGAATTGGAGAGATTGATTTTATAGATGCCATTCTTGTTATAAGCAGGCACATACAGATAGCCGTTTCTGACACAGCAGCGGATGGTGCGCTCCGGATAATTGGAGCTTCCATCTCGTTCTCCGACTGACATCAGTTTGGCATTCGTGAGTGTCCACTGTCCTTCTGTCATAGAATAATCGCTCTTGGAAATCTTTGTCCAGACCATTACGGCATTCCCAGAGGAGTTCCCCTCATTGGAAAATCCATACCAGTTCCCGTCATGGCCATCCATAAATTCCCCATAAAGTGTGTAGTCCCCAAGAAATTTAAAGGTCTGTGCCGGAATTGCCTTTTCTTCCAGTACCATATAGCTGCTGTCATCCAGTGTTTCATGCATTCCTACCATACCT